CAGCCAAAAGCAAGCCTAAGTCTTCTAAAAAGCCGCCTACAAAAACACCTAAAAAGAACGGGCGTCCTACAAAATACTCGGATAAGCTAGCAGATAGAATATGTCAGAAAATAGCAGAAGGCTATTCAGTACGATCTATATGTAAAGAAAAAGATATGGTCTCTATGCAGACACTTTTTCGATGGTTACGAGAAAATGATAAGTTTCGTGAGCAATACGCGCATGCATGTGAAGAACGATCATATGCACAAGCTGAAGAGATTATTGATATTGCAGATAACGCTACTAACGACTACATGGAGAAGTTGGAAGGCGATGGATATATATTCAATAGCGAAAATGTTCAGAGGTCACGTTTAAGAATTGACACACGCAAGTGGCTGATGTCTAAGATGAATCCAAAAGTTTATGGCGACAAGCTGGATATGACTACAAACGGTAATGACATAGGAGTAGCTCTAAGTGCAAAGCAAGCAGAGCAACTACTTAAAGCCAGAGCAGACCGTCGGGATTCTTAGAGAAATTGCAGATAACGGCTCTTTTGCCGAGTACTGCATTGCTATAGATCCAAAGTACCAACTGGAGTGGTTCCACGCCGAGATTGCTAAAGAGCTAGAGCAAGGATATCGTCGATTGCTGGCTGGAGAAGACGTCCGATTGATGATTTTTATGCCGCCGCGACACGGCAAAAGTGATACAGCCACGCAGAAATTTCCGTCGTGGGTACTAGGAAAAAGCCCGAACATTCCAATTGTAGTCTCATCTTACTCTGCGGAATTAGCGTCAGATTTCGGTCAAAAAACTAGGGATATAATGCAATCCGCTACTTACAACAAGATGTTTTCTACACGCTTACGAGCAGACGCTAGAGCAAAAGGTCGCTGGATTACAAAAGAAGGTGGCGGCTACACCGCCGTTGGTGTTGGCGGTGCATTGACAGGGCGTGGATTCAAAATTGGTATTATCGACGACCCATTCAAGAACCGTGAAGAAGCAGATAGCCCTGTAATCCGCGAAGCCCGCGACGGTTGGTATAAGTCAACCTTCTCAACACGTGAGGAAGGTAACTCAATGATCGTATTTATTCTTACGCGTTGGCACGACGATGACCTAGCTGGTCGTGTTCTCAAAGCCTCACGAGAAGCTAAAGCGAGAGGTGAAGCGTATGATGATTGGAAAATAATTGAGTACAAGGCTATCGCTACTGAAGATGACGCACACCGCAAAACTGGTGAGGCTCTATGGCCAGAGAAGTTTTCACTTGAGAAGCTATTAAAAAAACGCGCAGAGATGGGTAGCTATGAATTCTCAGCGCTCTATCAGCAGAACCCAATCGATGAAGAGAATCGCAAATTTAAGCAAGCATGGTACAAATACCGCGAGTTCAGCAATGTCTTACAGCTTGATACCTACAACGTTATGACAATTGACCCGCGAGGCAAAGACGACGTAAAGCAAGGCACTGACTACATTGGCGTAACCCTTAATTTTATCGACCGAGAAGGCAAATGGAATGTAATATGCTATCGCACAAAACTATCTGCGACTGACCTTGTCGACCTGATGTTCACGAATTGGAAGAGGTACAACCTACATAAGATCGGAATTGAAGACAATCAATTTACTCAAGCTCTGAAATCCGTTTGGGATGAGGAGATGATGCGCAGAGGCGTCTATATGGATGTCGAATTATTGAAGCATGGCGGACACAGTAAAGCATTGAGGATTGAAGCGCTGGTACCACGATATGAACGCGGAGGAATCTATCATATAAGACATGGCGACGCTAACTTATGTAAAGACTTAGAGCTTGAACTAAGTATGTTTCCTAAAGCAACCAATGACGACGCGAGCGACTCTCTAGCATATCAAGTACAACTAGCTCAGCGACCAGAAGATGACGTAGGATCAGTCTCATACAATCAATCATTAGCAGATAGCGACTTAACAGCAATGTGGAATTAATTAGGGGGAATATGAAAAAATTTGTGCCAGAATTTGGAAAAGTCAAAGAACAACAGCAGCTAGACGATAAGACGTCTGTAGTAGTTGAAAACAGTTATCAAAATCACACTGTTATAGCAACTAAGCTACATTATGAAGAACGTTTTCGAGTTGCATCCATGGCAGAAGCACGTGATAAGGTTGATGAGCTAACACTAAGGATTGAAAACGACGACAGCCTTATCAATCCGTCAATCCGTTATGATGGACGCGCTAGAATATCATACAAAGGATCATTTGATGTTGTGTTTGAATATACCAAAATTAAACAGGTAAAATGATTATTTTCACAACTGATTAAAAATGTGATATAATACAAGCGTAAACCACTGAAACAAACCAGAGTTTACTGAAACAACAGTAATCTTTGGAGTAATCAGTGGCTTTCTCTTTTTTAACAGAAGAAAATATCCTAGATCTATGTAGCGCCTCAAAAGACTATACAGAAAAACTCACGCAGCCTTTTGAGGAATATTCCCGTCTTGCCAGAAATAAGCCACACGCTAAAATACCTAAAGCGTTTCCTAAAACTACAGACGGTACAGCAGCTTCAATTATCATTAAGTCTGCACGTCGTGCCGTACAGCAATTGCCGGCTGGTGTAGTCTCTACTTCTGACGAATATAGTCCATGGCCAATACTTGCTGAATTTGCTTACTTAAAAGAAATCCTACCTAACGCCAACGCCGAATATGACCTGATCCATAAAATGTGGATAACTATTGAAAATGGTGAGTCATTTGGGTCGCAGTGTGTCTTTACGCCAGTAGCTTACAACGATGGCAAGCTGCTTCCAGACTATTTAATCGTCTCATGGCGTGATGTATTTATTCAACCTGGTAAAAGATCTGCTAGCGATAGCGACTATTTATTTGTACGCACGTGGTGGCAAAAGACTGACGTAGAAAAGCTTATCGATGCCGAAGAAGAACGACGCCGCATTGCCAAAAAAGAGGGCGCACTATACGAACCAACTTGGGATTTGAAGGCACTAGAAGAAATAAAAGAAGCTATTGTCACTAAAGACTCTAAAGACCAGAGCGAAGCAGAGCAACAGTACTCACTTGATCCATCAGGCATTGAAATTATAACTGGTTTTCAAATTGGTCATAATGCAACCTTCTTTACATTCAATCCAGCCACTCAAAAGATTGTACGACGTAAGAAAAATAAAGACCCAAGGGCTAAGATACCCTTAAATTGGTATTTTTATGACGCCGATGGAGTCAATCCTCTGGGCCGTAGCGTCTTAGAATTAATTGGTCCTCTACAGAACCTGATCGATAGCGATATGCAGGCTTATCAATACAACCGCGCCGCCGCGTTGCGTCCAACTATTAACGTATACGGCGATGTAAACGAGCGAACCCTTGAATTCAAGCCAAACGGTCTTAACAAAATTAAGAACCCGAATGTACGTATTGAAGCGATGTCTGTAGATACTTCAGCAATCCGCGACTATCCGAATCTATACGGCTTACAGAAGTCTCAAATGCTCAACCTGGTCAATAGCCCAGACACTTCAATTAGTGCAGAGGTTGGCAATCCAGGATTCGGTAAAACGCCACAAGCGCTCAAAACTCAACAAGCTCAATTGTCTATTGACGACAACGCATTACGTAAAGGATTTGAAGCATTCTTTGAGGAGTGGAGCGAAACGGCTATTAACTTGTATTTTGCAGAGCGTGAAGGTGTAGAAATAATCCAGCTAGACACAGACACCGCACAGAGATTGCGAGACCTAGAAGAGAAAGGTCATGTACTAGATGGCGTAGTCCTAGATGACGATAATAAGGCAACTGTAGACTTCTCAAAAGCTAAGGGCGTACTGAAGTTTAAGATTGACGCGTCAACAACGAAAGTAAACAGCGAAGCGGCACAGCTAGATTCTCTGAAGACATTGATTCAGACGCTAGACTCTAGCCAATCACTGAACCAAGTAGTGCCAGTAGATAAGAAATTAGCCGCATGGAACGCTATTGTTGCTAACTCTGGCATTGATGGATTAGACGAGCTAAAGGTTACAGAAGAAGAAATGAAAGAAATGCAGGAGGCGCAAACTCAAGCCGCGGTCCCTACTACCGATGAAACAGCTACAGCCGAGATGGAACAGCCCGCAGAAGACGAGGCTCAGGTTGCTGAAGTCCCAGTAGAGCCACAAGAGGATATAGAGCCAAGTATTGTAGATGAATTACGACAGATAGGCACACCAGAAAACCTAATTGCTGAAGTACCAAGCATGATTCAAAAAGGATTTACAGAAGAGGAAATAATCGCATCGATTATGGGAGTTATCCAAAAGGAGGGTGAATAATGGACGAAAATCTATATCCGCGTAGTACAGAATATTACCAGCCGAATGAGGAAGAAGACAAGAGGGTAGAGGAGGCCAAGCAAGCCGAGATCAATGCTATTAAGCAAGATATGAATAAGTTGCAAAAGGTACTTGACCGTTGGGACGAGCGCATTACCTTCTACAAGTCTACTGACGCTATACCAGAAGAAGTAATTACAGATAAAGAGAAACTAGCTATTTATATATCGGCAAATAAACGTATTGTAGAGATTTTAAGAGAGGAAAGGAGCTTCTTAGAGAGTGTAATTGACCAAGCGGCATAGTAAGGTACTCTGCTTTGGTTAGCTATCCTCGCTATTGGCTAACCAAAGGAGCGCATCTCACGCAACCCAGGTTCGTCACCTGCAATCGACGCTTAAACAATCTAATGAGAAGGAGGGGTACTGTGCCATCAGACGCAGAAAACCAAGAAGTCGTTAATACAGAGGTAGAGCAAGAGTCTACCCACGCTGAGTCGGCGCCAGCTGAAACACAAAACTCTGAGGCTTCTTCAGAGCCAGAAACCAAAGCAGTTATCTCAGATAGCGGCGAGGTGATACATGTCAAAGTCGATAAGTCTAAGGAAGAAAGCAAAGACGCTGATTCTGATGACGAGTCAGACGAAGACAGGAAGCCGAAACGGGGCAAAGAGGCGCGCCGTGAACAACTAGAACGCGATTTAGAGGAAGACAATCGAGCTATTCGTGAATTAGTTGCTAAACGGAACGAAACTAGAGCTTATCGCCAGCAATTGGAGCTTGACGCACAGAACGAAAGCACATTTCAACCTGTACAGCCACAGCCACAACAATTGCCAACAATAGATCAGATTATGGAGATGGAGAATCCAGAGACTGGTGACTTCTTCACAGAATTTGAAGCTAAGGCGGTATTGCAGAACCTACAGTTGCAGCAGCGACTAGATAATATGCAACAAGCTCAGGAGGAAGTGGCTTATAAAGCCCAAGTCGAAACATCAAGAAGTGATTTGTCGTATAAGGCAAATATGGCGCTCAGGGATTTCCCAGAGTTTGATCCAGAATCTGATCAATACGATGAACATCTTGATAACGCCGTAAACGGGTATCTGCAAAGTGTACTTGTTTACGACCAAAACGGCGATGTCATTGGCTCAAAGACAGATGTATATCAATTATATAAGTCATTCCACAAAGACGGTGAAGCACCTAAGCAACGCGCTGTGATTAATGACGCTGGTGATTTCCGTGGAGGCGGCACTAGGATCGTTAAACCATTCGCCAAGCTTACTACAGAAGAGAAGGAAGAATATCTCCGTCGACAAGGACATGATATTTAAGAAAGGTTAATAACATGGCAACAAACACAACCGCAACGCTTTCTGCCGAGATGATCCAATACCTGGAGGAAAAATTCTTGGAGCGAAGCGAAGCCCGCACAATTCACCTAGAAGGTGCTAAAAAGAAAACTCTAGGAAAAAACTCTGGTACAACAGTTACCTTTACAAAACGATCACCATTTGGCTTGGCTACAACGCCATTGACAGAAGGTGAAAACCCACAAGACGAAGCTATCCGAAGCAACAAAGTCGTTGCTACTCTACGTGGCTACGGTAAGTGGACTAAAATCTCAAGCATGCTGTACAACACTTCAATCGATCGCGAGATGAAAGAGACGATTGAAACTATGGGTCAAAATGCAGGCGAAACAATCGACGCATTGGTCCGTGACGTATTGCATCAGGGTGCTACAGTACAGTTCGCAAATAAGAAAACTGCATTGAACGGCATTACTGCTGACGATATCCTGACGGTAGCAGAAATCCGCAAGGCTGTACGTACATTGAAGAAAAACAACGCAATCCCATATGCAGACGGATTCTTCATTGGTAAGGTTGGTCCAGATACTGCATACAACATTACTGGTGATTCAGCTTGGATTGACGCTCAGAAGTACACTGGCCGTGCAGAACTGTACAAGGGTGAATTAGGTCGCTTGCATAAAGTCCGCTTTATCGAAGCATCAAGCAACCAGAAGGATGAGGCAAGTACAACGACTGTCTACTCAAACTTCATTCACGGTCAAGAGGCATTTGGTGTTGTCGACTTAGCTGGTAGCGGCTTGAAGAAAATCATCATCAAGCAGTCAGACAAGGGTGATACATCTAACCCACTCAACCAGTTCATGACCATTGGTTGGAAGGCTGAGGCATTTGCGTCAGCAATCCTTGATCCAAAGTGGATTATCAACGTTAAGACTGGTGCTAAAGACTAGTAGTTAATAACTGTAAGGGGTGGTTAAACACTGCCCCTTACGACCAAAGAAGGGAAACGATAAAATGGCAGAGAAAAATACAACTGCGCTTACAGCCGAAGAGATTATCGCCAACGCTAAAAAAGAGGCTGAGAAGATTATCGCTAGCGCAAAAGAAACTGCAACTAGTGGTGAAATCGTAAGCCGTAGCGTATCTAAGGAAGATATCATCGAAGCATACAACAGCGGATTAAGTCACCTAGAAGTTGCTAAGAAATTTTATGGCAACACAAACGACGACAATATGCAGAAGGTTATTGCAGTTATTGAAGAGGCAGTACCATCAGGGGATGACAAAGACCCAGAGGTTGAAGTTACTGATCCTTGGATTGGAGCTTAATAGATTATGGACTGGACGAGAGAGGGCGATCTAACTAGATTACATAAGGTGTTTAATGACCCTCTTAAGTCCCGTCACGAGCGCAGATTAGCCCACGACACATTCAACAAGATATTACGCCAGCTAAAAGATAAAAAACTCACCGAATTACGTCGTAGGCTAATCCGAGCCAACATTGCAGACGATGATGGCGCCGTAGAGAGAATAACTGAAGAGATACACGAATACTCACGGCGTGCAGGCTATAGATAGCGACTACAACATAAACAAATCAGACCATTTCGTTGATATCCACGAAATGGTCTTTTTGCTTGATATATGATACAATAACCTTACAATTAAGCACGAAGTGTGACTCTAAAAAACGAGAGCGCGTTGTCATCCAAAAAAGAAGGAAGCGTGCGTCGCAGCGTTGTATAAGTAGCAATCTGAGGTGATCGTTTGAGATAAATACGAAGCCGCCCAAGTCAGTATGGAGCGAAGAATTAGGCCCTCTTGGTGACCAGACAACAGACGATAGCTCTTATCCAATTTAATAGTATTTTTACAATTTGGAGATTTGGGGTTTGTGGTGTATGCTATAGGTACTTTAGTAAGTAAATGGGAGGCTTTACTAAAATGGTATCTAAGGACAAAATCATCAAAAGCACTATTGGTGCTGTTATTGGCGTAGCTGCAGTAGCAGGTATGGCTGGAGCTGCAAATAATAGTCAGCCACAGCAGACTATAGCGCCAGTAGTACAACCTGTAACATATTCAGACTGTAGAACGGAAGAAATACCGTTTGAAACACAGTACGAAGGTGAAACAGGTCAATATGGCTACACTGAAACTATAAAGCAACAAGGTGTAGCTGGTAGTAAAAAGATTTGTAAACCAAGCAAGCCAGGGTACGAAGATAAAGTGGAGGTTATAACTCAACCTGTAAACCACGTTATTATCCGTACACCTAAACCTGCACCACAACCAGTACAACAACAACGCTATCGTGTTGGAGCTATCTGTCGAGATGGCTGGCAATCACACGCTACTGGAAGAGGGGCTTGCTCACACCACGGTGGAGTAAGTGAATGGCTGTATGAATGAGAGTACAAAGAATAAGGTCATCGATTTTCTTTCTGGTATATTAGTGATAGGAATAGCAATACTTGTAGCGTATGCGTGTTATGTGTGTAGTAGCCATTTCTTTGGCAATTCTAGTAATACAGAATCGAACCACACTCAACGCAAAAGCAGTAGTTCTTCAGGTGCTATCAACCCAAGCAGTAGACATTACGATCCTATTGATGAAGACGAACCTAGTGAGGATGACGTATATTACGAAAATTGTTCTGAGGCTCGTGCAGATGGCGCGGAATCAATCCGTAAGGGTGAACCTGGCTATCGTGAAGAACTAGACAGAGACGGCGACGGTATAGCTTGTGAACCATGGCATGGTAGGTAGTTGACAAATTACCCCTGTTGTGATACAATGCAAGCATGAAAAAAGCTGTAATCATCACTGCTGTTTTACTGCTCATAGCAGGTACTGGTGGTAGCTTATGGCTAAAGACTCGTCTGGATACTCAAGCAGTCGCTAAAGTAGCTCAGGAGCAAAAACAGGAGCAGTCAAAGAGTAAGTATGATGTAGGTTCACCAGACGCGCAGGAAATGTTAGAACTGGTAAATGAGGAACGTACTAAAGTCGGTGCAGCACCTCTGAAACTGGACGAAAGATTAAACGCCAGTGCACAGGAAAAGGCAGATGATATGCAAAACCGTGATTATTATGGTCACGTATCACCTGAAGGTACGCGCGGCACTATATTTGTTTTTAAGCATATGCCAAGTAAGTGTCGATATGCCGGTGAGAATTTAGCCAATATTTTAGTACCAGACAGCAATAGTCGCAATCCTATAAGTACCTGGATGTCATCTAATAAAGGACATCGTGAAGCTATATTAGACAAGGGTTATGACTTAGTTGGTTTTGGTGTATCTAAAGACAAATACGGCAACTCTCTTATTGTTCAACACTTTTGCGATCTTAATCAATAACTAGTATATAGCGCAAACCCCAAATCTCCTTTTGTCTCGAAAGGAGATTTTTCTTATGAATGACAACGCGTCATACCGTCAGTACTTGCAGTACCACGCTCTTAATAACCCTGGGGCAGCCAGGCGTGCCGAAGCGCAAGCTCTTCTTAACCAAGTAGGTGATGATGGTAACCTTAATGGTAATTTCTTAATGGGTCAAAAAGTAGACCGAGGCTGGTTCAGGTCGCCAGACGTTAGAGAGCAAACATCAAATGGATATACCGCTTCAACTCTGAATCGTTCAGTCAACCCATGGTGGAAAGAATCATACGCCAACTGGCGACAAGCTAATATTAAAGATCCAGGTCCTAGCAATCAGCCAGGCGGCTACTATGGTGGATTCGGTGGCGGAATGGGCGGTGGTAACCGTGCCAGTGCTGCTCAGTTGGCAGAATACGACCAAGGTATTGGACAGCTAGAACATGGACTAGGACGTATAGACAATCAATTGGGTGTACGCTTAGGCAATATTAACAACCAGTACACCACCAAAAAGAACGAATTAAAGAGTTCATGGAATAGGGCAGAAGATCAATTCAACGACCAGACGCGCCAGAACCAGCAACAGCGACGTACTAACATCAATAACATTAACGATCGCTCAGCAGTTGGCTTACGAGGACTATTACGTTCATTAGGAAGTATGGGTGCAGTAGGTTCAGACATGCAATTAGCAGGTCGTGCAGTTCAGAACCAAGCTAACCAGCAACG